ATTTCACACATACAAAACCAGCGGACAGGGCTTCGGTCCACCGCTCAAGGGAGACTGAAACCATGAGAGGCGGACAGAACAGAAAGCCGACGTCGGTGAAGAAAGCGCAAGGCACATTCCGCCCAAGCCGCGAGCACCCAGAGGCCCCTAATCCTCCACTCGCCGCAGTTGGAGATCCACCCAAGGAGTTCACCGAGCCACAGAAGCGAGCTTGGCGAATGTTGGCGCCGCAGGTCGAGCTCACCTTCGCCGAGTCCGACCGCGCAGCCTTCACGATGCTAGTCCAGCTCCATTGCAAGCTCGAGGAGAAGCGCATCCTGGCATCGCCCAGTGCCTATGCGCGAATCGTGCAGATCATCTCCGGCCTGCTCCAGCAGTTCGGCTGCACGCCGGCGAGCCGCGGTCGGGTCGCCGCGCGGAAGTCGGCGGAAGAGGCGAAGGACCCGGCCGAATCCTTCCTCTTCGCCCCGAAGCTCGTCGTGAACAAGCCCGAGGGGTGATGAGTGACCGCCGTTCCCCGAGCGATTGGCAAGCTCGAGCGCTTCTGTTGGGAGAGGCACGAGCGCGACCTCGCGCTCTCCAGCAAGATCGGCGGTCACCCGCGAGGGCTCCGCTTCGATGCCGCGGCTGGCGATCGCGTCGTCCAGTTTGTCGAGGACTACTGTAAGCACCACAAGGGCGCCTGGGCCGGCAAGCCTATGCTGCTCGAGGAATGGCAGAAGCGGATCACCAGGTGCGCCTTCGGCTGGCTCCGCGCCGACGGCACGCGCCGCTTCCGGACGATGTACGTCGAGATCGGCCGGAAGAACGGGAAGAGCCAGATCGCCGCTGCGCTCGGGCTCTACCTGGTGATCGCCGACGGAGAGGAGGGCGCCGAGGTCTACTCGTCTGCGACGAAGAAGGACCAAGCGAAGATCGTCTGGAACACCGCCTGTGCGATGGTGAAGAAGTCGCCCGACTTGAAGCGCTTCGCCCGGGTGTTCCAGGCGAGCATCGCTGTCGAGCGGACAGGCAGCATGTTCGCCCCCCTCGGCGCCGATTCGCAGACGCTCGACGGGCTCAACCCGCACGGCAACATCATCGACGAACTGCACGCCCACCGAGACCGAGGTGTCTGGGACGTGCTCGACTCTGCGATGGGCGCGCGCCGGCAGCCGATGACCATCGCGATCACCACGGCCGGCGTCTATGACAAGGAGAGTATCGGTTGGGAGATGCATGACTACGCGACCAAGGTGCTCGACGGCACCTTCGAAGACGACGCCTTCTTCGCCTTCATCGCGACACCCGACGAGGGCGACGATCACTTCAGCCCTGTCGCCCAACAGAAGGCCAACCCTAACTACGGCGTGAGCACCTCAGCCGAGTACCTGGAGAAGCAGGCCGAGAAGGCTCAGCGGCAACCCGGCTTTCTGAACGAATACCTCACCAAACACCTGAACGTGTGGTCCCAGCAGAGCAAACGCTGGTTGATGATGGACAAGTGGGCCGCGTGCGAGCCTCAACCTCGGGTGGGCGTCGATCTCCGTACGTTGGATGTCGCTCGCGAGGTCGAGCTCGATGGCCAGGTGTGTCGCGGCGGACTGGACCTCAGCTCAAAGCTCGACCTTACCGCCCTGGTGCTGGAGTTCGCTGGAGAAGGCGACGAACTGACGCTGCTCTGCCGCTTCTGGCTACCCGAGGAGCGGGTGAAGGAGACGGCAAAGAAGGGACTCAGGTACTACGAGACGTGGCAGCGCGAGGGTTGGCTCCGAACGACTCCCGGGGACGTGGTCGACTACGAGTTCATCCGAGAGGAGATCAAGGCGCTCTCGAAGCGCTTCGTGCTGAAGGAGCTCGCCTTTGACCCATGGGGGGCGATGGACCTCGCCACCCGCCTCACCGGCGACGGCCTGACGATGGTTGAGTGCCGACAGGGCTACAAGACGCTCTCCGAGCCGTGCAAGGACCTCGAGGCGCGCATTGTCAGCGGCAAGGTGCGCCACGGCAACAACCCCGTGCTGCGGTGGAACGCGGCGAACGCGATCGTCACGACCGATGCCGCGGGCAACATCAAGCCGGACAAGGCGAAGGCGTCGGAGCGCATCGACGGCATCGTTGCCTGGGCGATGGCTCGAAGCCGGGCCATTGTCGCGGTTCCCGACAAGGGCACCGCCTACGAGGACCGCGGCTTCCTCAGCCTCGATGATTCGCCTGAGACTGGCGACGAAGGTTGAGCCATGGCAGGGTTCGTCCCGTGAAGACTCTGCTCGCGGTGCTGGTCGTCCAGACGTCTGGAATCGCCATTGCTGCGGATGGCGGGTTCCCCGGGTGCATCGACGACGACCTGACCAGAGCGAAAGAGCATGGCACCAAGAAACGCTTGAAGCTCGAGACCGGGTGCCCAGTCGAGAGGATCGAAACCAAGGATCTGCTCTGCGGTACAACCACCACGTTCCGGCTGACGGCATGTGGCCACGATTACGTATGCGACGTCGCGGCGAGCGGAACCACCTGCAGAAAGCCACTGGTCGAGTAGTCCGGGGTCTGAGGGCCGTCCACTAGCCGAGGCAGACTCGGTGCGTGCAAACGCCCTTGTCCTGGCTCCGCTCCATCATCGCTCGGTTTCGAGGCGATGACCCACGGCGCGAGCAGCGCTATTTCATCCCGTATCCGGTCGCCGGGATGCACCTCAGCGCCGATGACACTCTCTCGCTCGGGGCCGTGTGGGCTTGCATCGATGCGATCGCGAGGAGCCTTGGGCCGGCGAGGTGGTGCATCTATGCGCCCGACCAGGAGAACCCAAAGAAGCGCGAGCTTCTACTCGATGACCCCAAGGCCTGGTTGTTGAACACCAGGCCCAACCCGGAGATGACGGCGATCGGCTGGCGCGAAGCGATGCTCTTTCAGGCCATCCCGTTCGGAAACTCCTACTCGGAGATCGTTCGCGACGCGGCCGGTCGAACAGTGCAGCTCTGGCCGTTGCTCAGCGATCGCATGCGACCGCGGAGAGACCCAGCGACCTGGGCGCTCGTTTACGAATACACGCAGGCGAGCGGGGAGATCATCCAGTACCAGCCGCGCGACATCTTCCACCTCCGCGGCCCCGGCATGTGGGGCTTGATGGGTGACAACGTGGTGGCGAGAGCCGCGAAGACCATCGGGCTCGCCGCGGCTCAGGAGCGCTTCGGAGCAGCCTACTTCGGCCAAGGTGCGCAGCCAGGGGGCGTGCTCGAGTACCCGAACAAGCTCTCGCCGGAAGTCTACGAGCGGCTGAAGAAGGACTGGGCCGACAAGCGGAAGGGCCCCGAGAACGCGCACAAGCCGATGATCCTCGAGGAGGGAATGAAGTGGCAGTCGACCAGCTTCGACCCGCAGAAGTCGCAGATGGTCGAGTCACGCAAGTTCAGCGTCGAGGAGATCGCCCGCTGGTTCGGTGTGCCGCTGCACAAGATTCAACAGCTCGACCACGCGACGTTCTCGAACATCGAGCATGCGAGCATCGAGTTCGTCCGCGACACGCTAACCCCCTGGGCGACGCGGCTTTGTCAGGAGGCGGACTTCAAGCTCTTCCCCCAGACGCGAGCCCCGTGGGTCTACACCGAGATCGACCTCCGTCCGCTCACCCGCGGCGATGCTCAATCTCGAGCCTTGGCTCAGGCCAGCTGGCGACAGAACGGCATCATGAGCGCGAATGAGATTCGCGCGATGGAGGGCCTCGATGACTGCGGCGACGACGGCGACGTGTTGTTGGTGCAGTCGAACATGACCACTGTCGAGCAACTCCTTCAGCCACCGGCGCCACCGCCCGGGCTGGTCGCGCCCAGCTTGCCAGCTCCTGACGAGTCGAATGGCGCCGATGACGAGGATCTGGACCCGGAGACCGACGACGACGAGGTAATCGAGCCGAGCACCGTCGCCACTTCGCGACGGGCGCTGATCGCCGCGCTGACTGGTACGCTCGAACGGTATGGGCGGCGGCTCGCGAATCAGAAGGCACGTCGGAGTCACCGAGAGGCCCTGGACGCTTTCCGCACTGAGCAGGCCGAGGTGATGGTGGCCGAACTGCTGTTCTTCGATGCGTTTGCGCGCGAGGTGGTCGGCCGGTCGCTCACTGCGGCGGATCTCGGTCGGGCGGCTGCTATCTTCGAAAATGGTGGGCACCCAGAGATCATCGTCTGTGGTGATTGGGCCGCCCTTCCAGCGTAGCTGTCCACGGGTGCACCGAATATCGAGGCATGGTCAAGCCGCGAATCCTCGCCAAGTGCCACCAGCTCGCCGAGCAACACCGCCTCGTGAAGGGGTGGAAGCCAGGCAGCATTTTCTCGCGCTCGATGGACTCGTCGAAGCCGAACGAGGGTGACCTCTATATCTACCAGCAAATCGGAAGCGACTGGTGGACCGGAGAGGGAGTTACTGCGGCGTCGGTGCAGCAGGCGCTCGACGCGATGAAGGGCGTGAAGACGCTGAACGTCTATATCAACTCCGAGGGCGGAGACGTTTTCGAGGCGAAGGCGATCTACGCCCAGCTGCAGCGATTCCCAGCGGAGAAGGTGGTCTGTGTCGACGGCATCGCAGCGAGCGCGGCCACCTTCATCGCGATGGTTGGCGACCGCATCGTGACGTCCGAGGTGGGTACCTGGATGGTGCATGAGGCCTGGGGCGGAGCGATGGGCAACGCGAGCGATCTCCGCGGCTACGCTGACCTGCTCGACATGATGAACGACGACATCGCAACTCTCTACGCGAAGCAGACCGGCAAGAGCGTCGAGGAAATGCGCTCGGTGATGTCGGCCGAGACCTGGATGAACGCCCAGCAGGCGCTCGAGATGGGGTTCACCGACGAGATCGCCTCGGACGCGGAGAGCGACGGGACCGACACCGAGGCAAAAGCCACCTTCAAGCCGGTGGTCGCGGCCGGCGTTACCCAGCGGCTGCTGAACGCCTCCCAGGCCGACCTACTGGCCTTCAAAGCTCGCCGCGCCGGAGCCCAGATGAGGCCCGAAGAATCCAAGAACATCGAACCTGTCCGGGCAAGCCCGGCGAAGCGCGTCCAGTCGGCCAGCCGCTGAACGCACCCACCCGCAGCACCATCCGGAGAGAAAAACATGTCCGTCGTGAAGAAGAACAAGACCGAGCCGGCGAAGGCGCCGACCAATACCATCGAAAAGCTGCAGGCGCGTTTGGCCGAGCTCGCGAACGAGTCGCAGGTGATTCAGAACGCCGCCGACGCCGACAACGGCGGCCGCGACTTCACCACTGAGGAGCAGGGCCGCCTCGTGGAGATCACCACCGAGTTCAACCGCGTCGAGAAGGAGATCCAGGCACGGGAGACCATCACCGAGTTGCAGAACAAGGTGAATGAGCCGGCGAAGCGCAGAGCGATGCCGGATGACCTCGAGTTCAACGCCGAGACCGGCAACGCCGGTGACGACGAGAGTCCGCGCGTGGCGGCTCGCCCGGCTCGGACCATTACCGGAGGCATGGAGTCCGGCACCAAGCCCGGCACCTTCGGCTTCCGGTCGATGGGCGCGTGGGCGATGGCAGCCAAGGCGACCTCGATGGGGAAGCCGGATCAGCGCATCATGAACGCGCCGAGCACCTTCGGCAGCGAGGGTGTCAATCAGGACGGCGGCTTTCTGGTGCCCCCGGACTTCCGACAGCAGATCAAGCAACTGATCGAGTCGGAGGAGTCGTTGTCGGGACTCTGCGACCAGCAGACCACCGACCGGAACAGCATCACCTTGCCGCTCGACAAGGTCTCGCCCTGGGACACTTCGACCGGCGTCCGAGTGAATTGGACCGGGGAAGGCGGCACCATCACCACTACCAAGCCGGACATGTCGCAGCTCGAAACCAAGCTGCACAAGGTTTCGGCGCTGGTGCCGGTGACGGAAGAGCTGCTCGAAGACGTGCCCGCGCTCACGTCTTGGCTCTCGACCAAGGTGCCGCAGAAGTTCAACAGCGAGTTGAACAACGTCATCATCAACGGCAACGGAGTGGCGAAGCCGCTGGGCCTGCTCAATGCGGGCTGTCTGATCACCCAGGCGGCGGTGGCCGCCCAGGGCGCAAACACGGTGGTGTATGACAACATCACCAGCATGTTCGCGCGGCTCTATGCGCCGCTCCGGCGAAACGCGGTGTGGCTCATCAACCAGGATGTCGAGCCACAGCTCGAAAAGCTGGTGGTGCCTGGCGCCTCGCCAGCCTTCCCCGCCTACCTGCCGCCGGGCGGGCTGTCGCAGAAGCCCTATGCTTCGCTGATGGGACTCCCTGTGATGCCGATCGAGGCTTGCCAGGCCCTCGGTACCGCCGGTGACATCATCCTCACCGACCTGACCCAGTACCTGCTCGCGATGAAGACCTCGGGCATCCGGTCGGACGTGTCGATTCACCTCTACTTCGACAGCGGACACGTGGCCTTCCGTTTCGAGATGAGAGTGGGTGGCCAGAGCTACTGGCCGTCGACGATCGCCCGCGCCCACGGCTCGAACACCCTCTCTCCGGTGATCGTCCTCAACAGCACCCGCACGTAGTCCCTCAATGAGGCGGGCTCGGAGTAGTAGGCCGAGCCTGCCTCGCTTCACTCAACCCTTTCAGGAGAAAGAACATGCAGGAAATTCACAGCAAGATTTTGGTCAAGGCGAGCATCGACCCGGCGGCGATCTACAACGCCAACGGAACGAAGACCGGCGCGATCATCAACGCGCAGGGCTACAACCACCTCGAATTCGTCTTCCAGACCGGCGTGCTCACCGACGGCACCTGGACCACCCAAGAGTTCGGGTCCAATGACTCGGGCATGGCGGGCGAGGTGGCCCTGACCAGTTCGACCGGGCTCATCAGTGCGGACCTGTCGGAGGCGATCACCGACGACAGCGTGTGCAAGCGCCAAGGCGTCGACGTCAACAAGGCCGGCTTCCAGTACTACCGGCAGAAGGCCACTCAGGCGGCGGCGACCACCGGTGGCTTTGTGGCCGGGCTGGCGATTCTGGCCAACCCGAACGTGATGCCGACCACCTCGCCCTGATCGCCGCCAGATGACGATTCGGCGCGTCACCCCACCGGCCACCGAGCCGGTCACGCTTGACGAGGCGAAGGACCACCTTCGTCTCGAAACGGGGCTTGACGACGCCTACGTGACGAAGCTCATCAAGAGGGCGCGCGAACTCCTCGAAAAGCTCTGCTGGCGCGCCTTCCTCTTGCAGACCTGGGAGCTGACCCTTCCAGGCTTCCGGGGCGGCGACCGGCTCGAGATGGCACCCGACTGGGTCTCGCCCGTGCCGGGCTTCATCGACAACTGGCTCGGGTCGACCGCCACCAGCGCCTTTCGCTTCAACCCCTACCTCGAGCTCCCCCGGGGCCACCTCGCGACCGCGCCCAATGTAGCGATCGTCTACCTCGACGAGAACGGCACCCAGCAGACACTGTCGAGCTCGGCCTACCTGGTAGAGGGGGCTGGAGCCGATGCGGACCTGGGGCGCATCTGGCTGAACGACGCCGGCGGCTTCCAGTGGCCGAACACCTTGCGGCAGTTCAACGCGGTCAAGGTGACCTATACCGTGGGCTGGGATTCGGCCGACGCCATGCCCGAGCCGCTGCGCCAGGCGGTGCTGGTCGTCCTGGCGCAGCTCTATGAGCACCGCACCCCGGAGATTGAAAGCCGGTTGAGCGAGTCGGAGTTCACGAGCGATGTGTTGATTTCCCCCTACCGGTTCAACCGAATCTGATGACCCTGGTCGGCCCCATGCGCCACGTGGTGCAGATTCAGCAACGGGTCGCCACCCAGGAGGCCACTGGTGAGCCTCTCGCGGCCTGGGAGGTCGTGGGCACGCGTCGTTGCGAGGTGATTGAGACTCCGGGGCGGGAGGTCTTTTCGGCCAAGGAGCGCAGCGGCCGCATCCCAACTGTCTTCAAACTCCGTCACCCGCGGGACGACTTCGAAATCCTTCCGCAGATGCGGGCCGTTGTGGACGGGAAGCTCTACGACATCCTCTCGGCGAGCGACCCGGATGGGCTGCGGGTGGACATCGTCCTGACGTGCGAGCAGCTTATCGGGGAGCCGACATCATGAGTCTATCCGTGTCGGGTCTCGCCGGCGTCCAGGCCCAGCTCGCCGCTGTCGGCGAAGAGATGGCCGCCAAGGCTCTCGCGTCGACCCTCCGCACTCTCTTCAAGGCCGTGGTCGAAACGGCGAGGCAGTTGGTGCCAGTTGACTCCGGCGATCTCCGCGACTCGCTGACTCTGAGCGTGGCGAAGCCGAAGGGCAACGGACTGACGGTGGCCGTGGGGTTGACCATCCGCGGTGCGCCGAAGAAATCCAAAGGCGGGGTGAAGTGGACCAGGAAAACCGAGCTCCCACCGGCTCGGCGGTGGCACTTCGTCGAGCTCGGGACGATTCACATGCCGGCACACCCTTTCGCTCGACCGGCGCTGGCCGCCAATGCCCAGGGGATGCTCGACGGGCTCCGGAGCGAGCTCGCCAAGAAGATTCAGGCGGCGGTGCGCCGGAAGTCGAGGGGTAAGTGACGCTGGGCGAGACCATTCGAGCCCGCCTGGTGGCGAATGCCGCAGTGACGGCCCTCGTCGGCGGACGAATCTTCCCGAATGTGATGCCAGAGGGCAGCACCATGCCGGCGATCGTCTACACCATCGTTTCGGACGTGCCTGAGAACAGCTTCGATGGCAGCGCCTCGAGCCGGCTGAAGAACGCCACCGTGCAAATCGACTCCTACGCCCGAGCCTCGAAGGGCATTGGCGCCTACGCCGGTGCCCACCAGGTGGACGACGCAGTGGTTGAGGTGGTGGCCAACCTCCAGGAGCCTGGCCTCTCTGCGACCCTGGAATCGGCTCGAGATCTCTTCGACAACGAGACCGAATACCACCGCGTCTCGAGCGACTTCACGGTCTGGCGGTGAGGACCGTCCACGGGGCCCAGTAGATTTCGAGTCACCGCGAAGCCCCAGGAGAATCCCAGATGACGACGAAGGCGAAGAGCACGAGAGGCATCAAGCTGCAGCGTGGCGACGGCGCCGGCTCGGAGACGTTCACTACCATCGCCGAGGTCACCAATATCAAGGGCCCCACCGAGAAGGCGCCCCAGCTCGACGCGACCAGCTTCGACTCCGTGGCGATGGAATACATCGCCGGGCTGCCAGACAACGGCGAGCTCACCTTCGACTGCAACTTCATCGGGAACGATGCCCAACAGCAGGGCCTCCGCACCGACCTCCGCGCCGGCACCGCGCGTCACTTCAAGCTGGTGTTGAACGACGATGCGGTGACGCCGACCACCATCAGCTTTACCGCGATCGTCACCGGCGCCCCGGAGATTTCTGGCTCGGTCAACGCGGTGGTGAAGGGCTCCTGCTCGCTCCGCATCACCGGTCAGGCGACCTGGGTTTACGCGCCGTAACCACCACGCAGCACCTGCACTGGAGCAACAAACATGGCAACTCTTACGGTGGCGACGGCAGTGCGCACTACGAACGGTGTCAACCTGGTCGGAGTCTCGGCGGCCGGAGGCGGAGATGTCTTCCCAAACACCGGCTCCGAGGTGGTGGTCATCAAGAACGGATCCGGCTCACCCATCACTCTCACTGTTGTGACGCCGGCCACTGTCGATGGGCTCGCGGTGGCGGACCTGACCGCGAGCATCGGGGCGGGCGAGACGCGGATGGTTGGGCCGTTCCCGACCGCGGTCTACAGCGATGGCAGCGGGAACGTGAGCCTCACTTACTCGGCGGTGACCACGGTCACTCTCGCAGTGGTGAAGGTGGCCGCGGCCTAAGCATCGCCGTCCAGACGTCTGGACGGTCTACCCCAACCCGGAGCGCAGATGTTCCTCACCGCAGAACAGATCCGAAAGGTTCGCCTCAATGGCTCGAAGCAAGTAGCCATCGACGGCACCGACAAGCCGTTGCGGCTCATCAAGCTCTCTGGTGCCGCTGCGCTCGAGGTCGGAGAGATTCAGAAGGCCGTCGAGAAGGGCGAGAGGACCCGCAAGGAGATGTTTCTCTTTCTCCTGGCGCACGCCTTCACCGACGACTCGGGCGAGCCGCTGACGGCCGAAGACGCCGAGATGTTGTTCGACCTGTTGCCGATACAGACCATTTCAAACCTGGTCAACCAGGTGACGGCGAGCATCAACGCTGCGGCGGAGAAGCCGGGAAAAGCGTAGGCCGGCCGGCCCGAGACTTCCTCTATCGCCTCTGTCTCGGTTTGGGCTGGCCGCATCCGGACTACCTGCTTGAGGCGCTCGACGTGGAGCAGATTGCCGGCTGGCAGGATTACTACTCGCGAGAGCCGTTCGGGTTCCCTGCTCAGGACCTCCTCAACGGCTTCAGTGCGTACATCGCAGCGCGGATCGGCGGGAGCAAGGAGG